TGGATGGATTAATTTATAAAGCCATTGCGGTTGGAATAATCGAAGTGGCTTTTATCGTTTATTTTATTTTTGAGATTATCAGAAAATCAAAGGAATGACCAGGTCTAAAATCATTGAGGAACTTTACAATTCAAAGGAGATTAAGCAAGCCTTGATGAAAATGCACCCAGCAAATTTAAGGGAAGAACTCAAGCAAGAAATGTTTGTAAATCTTTGCTCTATAACCGAAGACAAATTTTGGTCGATTTATAATAACAACGGAAGCAACGGATTAAAGTTTTGGTTGGTTAGGTGTATGCTAAATATGATTTATTCAACGGGAATGAATCAGCCATTCTTTAGGCATTTTAGAGCCAAGTATGAATCAATAGATGGATTAGAAGAATTAGTTCATATTGAGGATGAATCAAAGGAATACAAAGAAAAGCTATTTAATCGAGTGGAGGTAGCAAGAAAAGAACTATCTTGGTACGAGGATATGTTGCTTGATACTTATGTCGAATTGAATTTTAATCAAACCGAGATTTCGAGAAAGACTGGCATTCCGTATATGTCCATAGTCAAAACGATTTCAAACATTAAAAAGAAAATAAGGGATGAAGCCTGATGAGAAAGCCAAAAGTTTGTTAATAAATGCCTTATATTTTTGTGGCAATAAAGCATTTGCTTTTGAATTAGCTTTGTACTTTTGTTCATTAATTCTTGAGCAGAAACTAAAGGCGGATGACCGTGCTTACTGGAGTGTTGTACAAGATGAAATATACCAAACCAACAAATGATAACTATAATCGCAGCCGTTTCTTTTGCAGTCTTTTTTACAATGACAAATTTATATCAGTCATTTGGACTAAACTTTAAACCGTTTAGTTGTACTCCTTGTCTAAGTACCTGGAGTGCTATCGTTTTGATTGTTGTTCCTATCCAATATCAGGAATGGATTGCAATCGTTTTTAGTTCGGGCATATTAGGAGCGGTTATTTTTAGATTAATAAATAAACTATGACCGAGCAAGAGATAGCATTTATAGAATCCAATATTATAAATTTTGAGGCAGTTGCTTTAGGGTTTACTAAAAACATTGACCGAGAAGTGCTTGAAGAATATGCTACTCTATATCGCAAATATGTAAACAAAGATTTTAACTTCAATTCTTGGTGTGGCTCTTGCGTATTCGATATGCTCAAAAGATTGTCCGCACATTACGAAGGAATAAAGTATATTGCAAAACTCAATCAACCAAAACCAAACGATGTCCAAACTAAGAATCTGCGCAGTCGGAAGTAGACATTCAGGAGTCACTTACCATCGCCTTGCATTACCATTATCAGTAATGAAAAAGGAGTATTGTATTATCACGGATACAATGACCGAAGAGATGCTGATTGAGAAGGCGATAAACGTGGTCGTGGTCAATCGGTTTTGCGAATTGATACCATTGCCTGATTTACTAAAATGGAAGGCTAAGTTAGGCTTTAAATTGGTAGTGGATATAGATGACTACTGGGAGTTATTTAGTCAGCATTTATCTGCAAAGACATATCGTGATTTAGGAGTCACAAGAATAATTAAGACTTATATTCAAGTGGCTGATTTAGTTACTACAACTCACAACCGATTACGGATTGAGATAGTTAAGATAAATCCTAATTGCTACGTTTTGCCGAATGCTTTACCATTTGACAAAGACCAATTTACTGCGACAAGAAATGTAAACGAATTTGTTAATATTGCGCACACGGGTAGCATTACTCATTTCCCTGATATGAGGCAACTCAAGAATCCGATTAGAGAATTAGCGAAGTCTAAATCGTTTAAGGAGTCTACACGAATGCTTCTTTGCGGTTGGAATAAAGCAAACGAGTTTCATTGGAAGCAGATGGGCGATTGGTTTACTGCTGGAGAAAGATTAAACCACAAGATTCTTGAATCAATGCCCGTAGATTTGTATATGAATTTTTATATCGAGGCTGACATCTTACTTGCTCCATTATTGGACAATAAATTTAACCGATTAAAATCTAATTTAAAGGCACTTGAGGCTGGCGCTAAACGTATTCCCTTGATGGCAATTAAACGAGCGCCTTACAATGATATTCCAACGGTATGTTGGGTTGATAATTGGGAGAGAGATATCAAAAGAATGGTATTCTCAAAACAAATGAGAACGGATTTTGGCGAGGCTAACGCTGAATATGTCCGAGAGCATTATGACTTATTTAAAATTAATGAGATTAGATTTGCTATTTATTCTAAACTAATAGAATAATGCCAGTTATAAAATGTTCAAACGGAAAATGGCGCATAGGAGAAAGCGCTTGTATTTATGAAACGGAAGAAAAAGCAAATGAAGTATGGAAGGCTATATTGTCAAGCGGAGAATACCGTGCAGATATTAACAAGATTTCTTTTGATTTCGATGACACATTGTCTACGGCAAGAGGTCAAGAGATTGCGAAAAGGAATATCTTGCAAGGCAAACAAGTTTATATTATAACTCGAAGAAACGAATACAATTCTTCTGAGGTTTATCGTATGGCTGAAAGATTAAGGATACCAAAGTCACAAGTATTCTTTACAAATGGTCAATACAAATGGATGACAATTAAACGATTGGGAATTGGAACTCATTACGATAATAACCAAACGGAAATTGATTTGATTAAGATTAATACCGATACTAAAGCAATTAAATTTTGAAAGTAACCGACAAAGAATTTTTTGATATTGAAGTACAAAATGGAATAACTCCTGAGAATCCTGATTATTATAATTTGATGGATGCAACGGCTGAAATAATTATCGAATATGCTAAAGACATAATCGAGATAGGCGCTGGCATGGGTACGCTTGGAGAATGCTTGCAAAAGAAAGGAGTTAATTATTATGGCATTGAGCCTAATAAATATCATCAAGAATTTGCTTATAAAAGAGGAGTTATATTACAAGAGATTACTGATTATCCCGACCATTGTCAAATGGTTGTTAGCATTGAAGTAATGGAGCATTTAACAGATGAGCAAATTAAGGATTATATGAACAATATAAATTGTCAATATTTTTTATTTTCATCAACTCCTTATTACACAACTCCTGAACAAGATGAATCATGGGGTCATATCAATATTAAATCAGAAGAAAAATGGATTGAGTTCTTTGCTCAATTCGGATTTAGCTTAGAAAAGAAATTAACACTACCGACTGAATGGTCAGTTTTATTTAAAAAATAATGCCAAGACTTCCCAAAGATATTGACCAGGAGAGATTGCTTGAATGGGCAGATGAATATATTGACTATTGTCTTAACTCAACTAAAGAGGTGGCAACGGGTGCTGGAGTTAAGATTATTAGAGAGAGACATCTACCAACGATAAGTTTCTTTCTTTTAATTTGGCTACCAAGACAAGGATTTGAATTTTATAAAAGGGCAACTTATTACGAAGTACTTTCAAAAGAAGACCATCCTTGCCATAAGATAACCAAACAGATTGATGAATTATTTAGAGCGTTAGCTGCTGATGTTGTAGCGAATGAAGGCAAAGGTATTTTCTATGCAAAGAATCTTTTAGGGTGGACTGATAGAGCGAAGAACGAGGAGAAACAAGAAGTAATAATAAGTTTTGCAAACGAACATAGTACTCCCGAAACCACACAAGAACCAAGCTAAAGTCTTAGAATCTAAAGCAAGGTTTAAAGTTCTCATGTCGGGTAGGCGATGGGGAAAATCACTTATATGCCAGGTCATCACTTGTATTGAATCGATGCAAGGAAAGCGAGTGGCATACATTACTCCAACCTACCAACTTGCCAAAGTATTCTTTGATGAACTTGCAAGGCTTATGCCAAGCAATATCGCAGTTCCAAACCGAAGTGATTTAACATTCAAGTTAATTAGCGGAGGCGAGATTCGATTCTTTACTGGAGAACGATTGGATAATCTTCGTGGTTTAAAGTTTCACTATGCCATTATCGATGAAGCTTCGTACATTCCTGACTTGGAAAGTGGATGGCAAAACTCAATAAGACCAACCTTAACGGATTTTCAAGGCAAGGCAATATTCCTATCTACTCCAAGAGGCAAGAATTATTTCTATTCTTTGTTTCTTAATGGGGTAAATGCCAGTGCAGATTGGGAAAGTTTTAAGTTTAGTACCTATGATAACCCATTTATTCTTACAACTGAGATTGATTCTGCTAAAAAGGAACTGCCAAACGTAGTATTTGAGCAAGAGTACATGGCTAACCCAGCTGAGAACGCTGCAAATCCTTTTGGAAGCGAGGCAATTCGTAAGTGTACATCGGACATTTCTACCAATATTGTTAAATGTTACGGAGTCGATTTGGCAAAGTACTCAGATTGGACGGTAATTATTGGTTTAGATAATAGTGGTAATGTGGCTTACTATGACCGATTTCAGAAGGATTGGGCAAGCACTCAGAACATAATCCGCAATTTACCAAAAGCTCCAATGTTAATTGATAGTACTGGAGTAGGCGACCCGATAGTCGAGCAATTACAACGAGAAGGGATGGATATAGAAGGCTTTAAATTTACAAGCCAAAGCAAACAAGAATTAATGCTTGGTCTTCAAGTGGCAATCCATCAGGAGAGAGTACACTATCCTGAAGGAATGATTAAAAATGAATTAGAAGTTTTTGAGTATCAATACACATCACACGGAGTAAAGT